CGTAACAAAGGCAAGAAGTAATATAATCGCGGGTGTGGTATAAGGGTTGTGCCCTAGCCTTCCAAGCTAGTGAAGACCAGTTCGAGTCTGGCCATCCGCTCCAAAACAGGTGAAATATGTCAAGAGAATTTAACATCGATGAAGTTAAGCAATTTATCCGTAACTCTTCAGAAACATCATGTGTGTACATTGGAGCCGATAGTGAACGCTATCGTGGTAGGGATAACCAGTGGTACGCAGATTACACAGTTGCTATCGTGGTTCATCTTGATGGCTCTCGTGGATGTAAAGTTTTCGGTCAAGTAAGCACAGAACGTGATTATGATAAAAAGCATGACCGTCCTTCTTTCCGTTTGATGAATGAAGTTTATCGTGCGTCTCAAATGTATCTCGATTTGTTCGAGGATATCGGAGATCGTCATTGCGAAGTTCATCTTGACATTAATCCTGATGAAATGCACGGATCTTCTTGTGTAATTCAACAGGCTACTGGTTATATCCGTGGCATGTGTGGGTTCGCACCGAAGGTTAAGCCTGAAGCATTTGCTGCATCATACGCAGCTGATAGACTCAAGGAGATCCTTGCATGACTGAGCAGAAACAAATCAAAGGATTTGTAATTGTTCCTCCTGGTGATCCAGATTGGCAACTCGGATACTGGACGTTCGCTCCTACTGCTGGTGAAGCATGGTATAGAAAGCTAGGACACGAGGTACATGATATCGAACGTCCTACCCGTATACAAAGATGGCATGAAAGAGGTTATAGACTAAGAGAAGCAACACTTACCATTCATCCTGGTGAGGATGAAAAATAAAAGGAGTTTGCGCGAGTAGCTTAGTGGCTAAAGCCGACCGCTCATAACGGTCTGATCGGGGGTTCGAGTCCCTCCTCGCGCACCATTTACATCATGAAAATAATCATCACCACTATATCTAGTTTATTTTTATTCGGTTGTGCTACGGATAGAGCTATCGTCCAATCGGCAAAGCCAGTAAAGCAAACCTACCACCTAAATACTAACTACCATGTAAATGCAACATGGTATAAGTCGGGACGTGTCACTGCCAATGGAGAAAAGTTTGATCCAGATGGCATGACTGCAGCCCATAAAACATTACCGTTTGGTACGCTAGTTAAATTAACGTACCCTAAAAACGGTAATAGCATTTTGGTTAGGATCAATGATCGCGGACCTTTCACACATGGGCATGATATTGATCTTGCTCGTGGAGCCGCTAGAGCTATTGGAATGAGAAATGTTGCAAAGCTTGAAATGTCATTAGAATCCTTTCCAATTAAAAAAAGGAAAGCAAATGAACAAGACTATTCTCATTGTGGCGTTAGCTATAGCCCCGTTGTTATTGACAGATCTTGCTGAAGCAAAACCAAACAAAGACAATACTCAGACTTCTGATACTAAACCAGTAAAGAAAAAAGTCAAAAAGAAACAACCAGTTAAAGTTGAACCAGATAAAAATGCGTTTTTGAAAACTTGTGGTATTTTAGATTTCACTTGTAGTACTAATTTTAATCTAGTGACATATACTTCTTCTTCAGAAGAATCAACAAGTGAATACTGGCGTAAAGAAGCTGTAATCAGAGCAGCCCAAACTACCAAACCTATCCCAACACCAGCTAAAGTAGCCAAGAAAGAAAAAGATTGCTCTTGGATGTCTTGCGAAAAGGGTGCCTATCAAGAAGCAAAGCTTTGGGAAGGTAAACAAGCACAAGCCAATCGTCAAGAACTAAAGGCTTTATTTGTCGAAGGTCAAGTACCTCCTGTAGACCCAGTTCGTATTCCATGGTGTGCTGCATTCGCGAATGCTATTTTGAACCGTCAAGGTTACGAAGGTACAAAGAGTTTAATGGCTCGTAGTTTCCTTCATTGGGGTTCTAAAACTAACGATCCAAAAGTTGGTGATATTGTCATAACAAAACGTGGACGTGGAAACACTACTGGCCATGTTGGGTTCTTTGAAGGCTATGAAGAAGTAGATGGCATTAAATACGTAAAGGTATTTGGTGGTAATACTGCTAAGATGGTTTCGACAGGTTGGTTCCCAGTAACTGCAGTATTAGGATATCGTAGAGGCGCAGCATAATTTAATTGGAGTTACTTTGTTATGATTGATAAAAACGAAAAGTTTTCGATAATTCCTAACCTAGATGATCATCATTATTTTATGTTATTTAATGAATTCAATTCAGACACTGCTGCGGATGCTATTGAATTCATTATTGCACGTAACCTGATGCGTAAAGATCTCCCAAAATTTATTAAGATGATTATCAACTCTCCTGGTGGAGAAGTTTCTGCAGCTTTTTCTATCATTGATACGATGAAGGGTTCTAAGGTTCCTATATATACGTATGGATTAGGAGAAATCGCTAGCTGTGGTCTTATGACTTTTATTGCTGGAGAAAAAGGGCATAGGTATATCACCCGAAATACTGCTATCCTTTCCCATCAATATAGCTGGGGTAATTGGGGTAAAGAGCACGAGCTTATGGCTCGTGTTAAAGAGTTTAATAACACACAAGTTAGAATCCTAGAACATTATAAGCGTTGTACTGGGTTGAGCGAAAAAGATATTAAGAAGTATCTTTTACCTCCTGAAGATGTTTGGCTTACCGCTAAGGAAGCTGTGAAATACGGCATTGCCGATGAGATCGTTGATTTTTACTAAGGAGAAATAAAATGGGTATTATTCGTTTGAGTGATGAAGAAGTATTTGGCACAGACTCGCAGGAATATGATATTCTTGTAAATGCTGCCTTGGAAGTAAAAGATACTCCAGGAGCTATTGTTGAAATTGGTACTCGTCGTGGTGGCTCTGCTAAGATGATTATTGATTCTTTGGTCTCTATCGGTAGATCAAATCGCCCAATGTTTTGTATTGACCCATATGGCAATATCGAAATTGAATGCACTAACTTGAACATGGCTATGCATAATCCGGATCGAAAAATTGAAGGCGACCCTAGCTCAAAAGAAATTACTTCTCCTCAGAGGTTTGATTATGATAATACAATGCGTAATCGTGTTATCCCTTCACTCTATTACTACGCATATCAGCGTGGGTTCGACTTCACTTTTTTCTGTCTAGAAGACACAGAATTTTTCAACAGATATTCAGATGGCGTTCCTGTTTACAATGAGGTTAAAACTCTTGTGAACGATTACGCTTTTGTATTCTTTGACGGTCCTCATGATAATGCAACATTGATTCTTGAAACTGATTTCTTTATTTCTAGAGTTCCTGTTGGTGCTGTTTTTGTTTATGATGATATTTGGATGTATGATCATGATGCTATCGAAAAACTTCTTTTCGAAGCTGGATTTGAAGTCCATGAAAAGAGACAAATCAAAGCTAGTTATATCAAAGTTAAATAAATAGCTTGACGCCGACTCAGAAATATAGTATAATAAATTATGGAGGATGTTATGAAAGCATACAGTGATCTTGAACTTCTGATTATGAACGAGATGTATGAGCTCGGCTTAAATCCAACTGATGTCGATGACATCAAACTTTACTGGAAGGTAATGCTGCCATGCACGTAACAATCTATTCAAAAGAAAACTGCTCCTTTTGTACAAGCGCAAAGATGCTTCTCTCTTCAAGAGGCGTTGCATATAATGAAATGAAGCTTAATGAGGACTTCACTAAGGAAACTCTTCAGCAGCTTTTCCCATCCGCTACAACATTTCCTGTTATTGTAGTAGATGGGTTTAACATTGGTGGCTTTACTCAGCTCCAAAAAATGTTAAACGAACAAACAAATACGACAGGAAAATTCCTAATCGAAGGATAATAGATAATGATTAATCGTGATGAATTGATTAAGGATCTTCGTAAGTGTGTTATTGAAGTTTTCTTTACTAAGGTGAACGGTGAACAAAGGGCTATGCGTTGTACTCTTCGTCCAGATATTTTGCCACCAAACTATGTAAATGAGGAAACTGAAGAGAAAACATTCCATCAAAAGAATACTGATGTTATTGCAGCTTGGGATGTTACCAAAGGTGGTTGGCGTTCTTTCCGTGTGGATTCAGTTTCCTATATTCAAGATGTTAATGAGAACTACTGATGAAAAAGCTTGTTATGGTTGACTGCCTCTCGCAGTTTCGTATCCGTTATTGTGTAGAAGTTGAAGACGATATCGATCACGCTCTTGATGAGATTATTTGTAACTATGAAGAAATGGAGTTTCAAGAGTTTTCACAAGAGCATCTTTTACCTAGTCCTATATTCGTTTCTCATAGAGAGATAAGTAAGGAAGAATATCTTAAGATGTTCGATCAGGATAACGACTACCTAAAGAGCTGGACTGAAGAACAGAAACTCAAATTCATCAACAAAATTAACTATGAGAAATCCGACATCGTCGGAGGCTAAGGAGATTACTATGGCATACTGGGGTTATCATCTTGTTCTTGATTGCGCAGAACTTGATCACAATGCAATCACATCTTATGACACAATTTACAATTTCGTTAAAACTCTTGTCAAGGAAATTGACATGGTTGCATATGGCGAACCACAGATCGTAAATTTTGGGTCTGGTAACAAGGCTGGCTACACTCTTGTTCAGCTTATCGAAACTTCCAACATCTGCGCACACTTTGTACCTGATGATGGTATGGGTGGAAACGCAATGTATCTCGATGTATTTTCTTGCAAGGAATATGATGATGAAGTTGTCATTAGACTTGTAAAGAACTTTTTTGGTGCTAAGTACGTTCGTCCTAACTATCTTACTCGTCAGGCATAATTTATGACACCAATTGATCTTCGTGGTATGACTGCAGGGTTTACCTGCAGTGCTTTTGATCTTCTCCATGCTGGTCATGTTGCTATGCTTAGAGAATGTAAGCAACATTGTAACTTTCTTATTGTTGGGTTGCATGTCGACCCAACAGTAGATCGTCCTAGTAAAAACAAACCCGTTCAATCTGTATATGAAAGATATATGCAGTTGAAGGGGTGTCAGTATGTTGATGCTATCATTCCATATGAAACTGAAGAAGACTTGATTAATATCATGGCAATTGAACCAATTGATATTAGGTTCGTTGGTGTTGAATATAAAGATACGTATATCACAGGTCAAGATATTTGTGAAAAGCGTGGGATAAATATCATGTACAATGAACGCTATCATATGTATAGCTCAACTGAATTGAGGAGTCGTTTGACATGAGTTTTAGTGATCAGTTTTTTAATGAAGTTGTAGATATCGCTAATCGTCTTGATAAAAATAAAATTGAGGAGATGGTAAATGCTATCAGAAATGTTAGGGAAATGCACGAAGGACGTGTATTTGTTCTCGGAGTCGGTGGCTCCGCTGGCAATGCCTCTCATATGGTCAATGACCTACGCAAGCTCTGCGGCATCGAAGCTTACTGCCCTACAGATAACGTATCAGAGCTTACTGCTAGAACAAATGATGAAGGCTTCGACACCGTATTTGAAGGCTATCTCAGGGGGAGCAAATTCAGCTACCGAGATGCCATCTTTATTTTATCCGTGGGTGGTGGTGACGAAACCCGTAATGTGTCAGTAGGTCTCATCAATGCAATTAAGTATGCTAGATCTAAAGATGGATACATTTTAAGTATCGTTGGTAAGTCTGATGGGTATGCCGCTAAAAACAGTGACACTGTTGTAGTTGTACCTGCGGTTGAACCTACTCGTATAACTCCACATTCTGAAGCGTTCCAGGCTGTAGTATGGCATTGTATAGTTTCCCATCCAAATCTTCAATCAAACAAGACAAAGTGGTAACCAAAGCGGTTTTTTTCGACCGCGATGGAGTACTTAATCACCTTGTAGAAAGAGCCAATGGCGAGAAAACAGCGCCATGGAACGTGAATGAATTTGAGCTAATTAACGGTTCAAAGATGGCTGTAGATATAGTAAAGTCTCTGGGGTATAAAGCTCTAGTTGTAACAAATCAACCAGATGTATATGATGGTTATCTTCCTCAATCACATTTAACAATAATGAGTAGAATGCTTGTTGCTTGGTTGAGGATTGATGCCATTCTAATCGCTTATGAGCGTGGATCTGCTTGGTATAAACCCAACAATGGTATGCTAGAAACTTTTATAAAAGATCAAAAAATTGATAGAGGGAGCAGCTATATAGTAGGTGACCGTTGGAAAGATATTGTTGCTGGTCATAAAAGTAAACTCAATACAATTTTCATTGGTAATGAATATACCTTTCCACATGAATATAAAGATATCCAACCAGACTATATTGTTGAAAATGTGTTGCAAGCAGCGACACTAATTGCGGAGCTAGACAAATATGATTAAATTATTCGCCGATGGCGCTGATATGGCTGGCATTATTGATGCCGCTAAAGACCCAATTATTCAAGGGTTCACAACAAATCCTACACTTATGCGTCAGGCTGGAATTACAGATTATACTGAATTTGCCAAGCGTGCTATTAATTATCTTGCAGCTAACCGCCCAGAAACTAACCTCAGCCTTGAGGTGTTTGCTGATGAACCTTCTGAAATTATCCGTCAGGCTCGCTTGATTGATTCTTGGGGTGAAGAAGGTGGCTATGATGTTTATGTTAAAATTCCTGTGATGCATATCGATGGTCATAATACATACAATATCATCAAGCAGCTTTCTGATGAAGGTATCAAGTTAAACGTGACTGCTATCTTTACTAGTGAACAAATCAGAAATGTAATTAACTTTCTGAATCCTAATACACGTGCTATCATTTCTGTATTCGCTGGGCGTATTGCTGATGCAGGATTTGATCCTGCACCTATCATCGCCGAAGGGTTTCTTTACTACGATTCAGTTCGTGGCACAACTTCTAACTTTGAGTTCCTTTGGGCTTCTTCTCGTCAAGCTTATGCTTATAGAGAAGCAGAAAAGGCAGGATGTGATATCATCACAATGCCAAATGACCTAATTAAAAAGGTTAAGGGATTCGGTAAAGATTTGACTCAGTTCTCCAAGGAAACTTGTCAGATGTTTTATGATGATGCAATTAAGTCAGGATTTACAATATGAGCGGATTTGAAGAAAACGAGATTTCAAAGAATGCCTTTGGTGGAACTGAAATTGCCAAGCGTAAGTTGGCCAGCATTATTGATCCAGAACTTTTAGATCAATTCCAAATTATTTGTTCTAGACAAAGAGATTTCGAATGGGATAAGATTAGAATTTTCTGGGCTCATGATCTAGCTGAAGATCCAGAGTCTGCTAAATTTCGTGATAAAGAATTTAGAGATAGTTTTCATAAGCATGTGTTTATCAGTAACTGGCAGATGCAGCGCTATCAATTAATTCATGGCATTCCTTATGACACCAAGTCTATTGTTCTTGAGTCAGGTATTGATCCTGCTCCAGATAGCTGCCTTGTGAAGCCAATGGATAAAATTCGTATTGTTTACACTTCTACCCCACAGCGTGGTCTAGAAATTTTAGTTCCTGTTTTTGCTCATCTAGCAAAGATGTATCCAGACATTCATCTTGACGTTTACTCTTCATTTAAAATTTATGGTTGGGACGATGCTGATAAGCAGTTTGAACCTCTTTACGACCAAATTCGTAATCACCCTCAGATGACTTATCATGGGTTTGTTCCGAATCAAGAACTAAAGGATAGTTTGAATACTGCTCATATCTTTGCATACCCTTGTATTTGGACAGAAACAAGTTGCCGAGCTATGCTTGAAGCAATGTCTGCTGGTCTTCTTTGTGTGCATCCAAACTTTGGTGCTTTGCCAGAAACCTCTGGTGGTTTGAACATCATGTACCACGGAGACTTGGAGAACAGAGAAAATCACGGTAATATTTTCGCCAGCCATTTGAATGCAGCGATTAATATTGCCAGAGAAAAAAACACCGAAAATATCTTGAAGTTTAGTAAAGCATATGCTGATAGCAGATATAACATTACCAGAATTAAAGATCAGTGGGAAATTATGTTAAAGGGACTATTGGAACAATATCCTACAATAGAATCTAGAGGTAAGCCAAAGCAGATGTTCAGCTACAAGGTGTGATATGATCGTTTCAAAAACTCCTCTACGCATTAGTTTCTTCAGTGGTGGTAGCGATATGCCTACCTTTTACGAAAAGGAAAGGGGTGCTGCGCTTTCTGTAACTATTAATAAATATATTTACGTTATGATGCACAGAACTCCGCATCTAGGTGTTAAAATTATGTATGACACCATTGAAGAATATCCAGATCTTGAACAAATGCAACATGCTATTACTCGCGAGAGTTTGAAGCATTTTGGTTTTGATAAAGAAATTACTGTTGCCTCTATCTCTGATATTCTTGCTAAGGGATCAGGTCTTGGGTCTTCTTCAGCCTTCACAGTTGGATTGACTAATTGCCTTGCTAATCCAGATCAACATGTCGGATTGATGTCAAGAGAATACCTTGCCCAAACTGCATACCATATCGAAAGAGATCTTTGCCATTATCCTGTAGGTAAACAGGATCAATATGCTGCTGCTTATGGTGGGTTGAATCTTTTTGAATTCAATAAAGACAATAGCGTTGATATCAGACCAGCAACATTCAACAGAGATCTTTGGACTAATTTAGAAAACAGACTTCTACTTGTTTATTCTGGACGTAGTAGAAATGCAAACTCTATCCTTCAAAAGCAAGCAGCTGCTATGAACGATGATACCAAATTTGCTCTTGTTAGAGCTTCTCGCGACAAAGCTTATGTAGCGTCTAGGTATTTGAAAGAAAATAAGCTAGATGATTTCGGTGCTTTGCTCCACGATGCATGGATGGATAAGAAAGCAGTTGAAACTTCTATCACAAGTGTTTATTTCGACGAGATATATTCCAGAGCTCTGAATGCTGGAGCTCTTGGAGGTAAACTTCTCGGAGCTGGTGGTGGTGGGTTCTTTATCTTCTATGTGACACCAGATAAGCGTCAAAAGGTTATCGATACCATTACTGATGGAACTCAATGTAAAATTTACGATTTCAATTTTACTGAGTACGGGAGCCGTGTGTCAGCTTACTGTTAACCTAAATAATATTGTTGACTTTATACGTCAAATAAGGTATCATAATCTTGGTAAATAATATATCGAATAATGTGATTCAGTTTCCAAAAGCAAGCGTTAGACCTCCTGATGTTGACGTTGTTGCAATTGAAGACATAACTCGAAATCTTGAAATGATGAAACATTATCATATTCAGGAAACAATAGCCAACCTCGCTCCTATGATTTTTAATCAATTAGAAGTAGCTGGCTTTGGGATAACTGATGAGGAAGACAACTCAGATCTTAAAGATGGAGCATTCATTGTTGAATCTTTGAGATCTATCATGTGTAAGTACTACGATATATACCATCCGTTCCAACAAATCGCGGAGAGTGTCTTTGCTCCAGATAAAGAAGAAGTTGGTGCTTTGAGAATTGCTGATTCTATTAATCTCGAACTTAAGAACAGCAGCAAACAGTAGGTGATATGTGATTATTGTTGACATGAATCAAGTAATGCTTTCTAATTTGCTTATGCAACTTGGGAACCATACTAATGCCCAGCTAGAAGAAAATATGGTCCGCCATATGATCCTAAACTCTCTACGTTCTTATCGTCAGAAATTTTGCGATGAATACGGCGAAATGGTTATCGCTTGCGATAATACTAACTACTGGCGTAAGCAAGCTTTCCCCTACTACAAGGCTAACCGTAAAAAGAATCAAGAAGCATCAGAGATTGACTGGAAGTCTATTTTTGAATGCATGAATAAGATTCGTTCGGAGCTGAAAGAATTTTTCCCTTACAGAGTTATTGATATTGAATCTGCTGAAGCGGATGATATCATCAGCACTCTCGTAAGGATTCATTGTTTTGAAAAAATTTTGATCTTGTCTGGAGATAAAGATTTCATCCAGCTCCACACTTATGGTAATGTAAAACAGTACGATCCTACTCGTAAAAAGTGGATTACACACCAGGATCCTGATCGTTATCTCGAAGAACATATCCTTAAAGGAGACTCTAGCGATGGCGTACCTAACGTACTTTCTTCTGATAATTGCTTTGTTATCGGGGAGCGCCAGAAGCCTCTGACGCAAAAGAAAATTGACGCACTGATTGAAACAAATTTGGATGGTAAAATTGATCATCCTCTATTCAAAAACTTCATGCGTAATAAAAACCTTATTGATTTGAAAATGGTGCCTAAAGAAATTGGTGCTAAGGTTATGGAATCTTATGAATCACAAACTGGTAAAGATCGTTCCAAACTTATGGGATACTTTATAGCCAATCGCCTCAAAAATCTAACTGAACATATATCGGAGTTTTAAAATGCAAATCGGTCTAGCAGAATTTTTAGAAAAGGTAAGTAAGCTAAAGAGAACACAAGAAAAGATTGATGCACTAAAGGCAAATGATAGTTTGCCTTTGCGTATTATCCTGCAAGCATGTTATGACCCAAATGTTACTTGGGCTTTACCAGAAGGTATACCACCTTATAAGGTAAATGATCTACATGATCAGGAACATGTACTTCTTAAGGAATGCGAAAAGCTTACTTATTACATCAAGGGATTCCATGAAAACCTTCCACAAATGAAGCGCGAAACAATGTTTGTTCAGCTGCTTGAAAACTGCGCACCAAAGGATGCAGAACTTCTTTGTTTGATTAAAGACAAGAAACCTATTAAGGGTATTACTATCCAGCACGTAACAGAAGCACTACCAGGACTTATCCCTAATGAGCAAGCAGCTTAAAAAGTTTCGTAAGAATGATTACTATGATGACGACAATGAAAACTTTGTCGTAAAATCTAATTACATTCAGAGAAAAAATGAAAAAAGAGTTGACAGAGCGTTAAAGACAAAAGATATTACTGCGCTTGTAGAAGATGATGAAGATGATTACGCTTACGATAATATCTATGATGAAATGGCTGACTATGATAGTTGGCCCGACGAGGATGAAAGACGCTAATGCCAACTTATAAATTTTTAAACAATGAAACTGGTGAGGAGCACGAGGACTTTATGAGTATCTCTGCTCTAGATGAATACTTGAAGACTAATCCACATGTAACCCAACTCGTCAATGGTGCGCCAATGATACATTCTGGCAGAGGAATAGGTAAGCCAGAAAATGGATTCAGAGATCTACTGAAAGACATTAAGAAAAGAAATTCAGGAGGTTTTAAGAGAAGCACCATTAATACATTCTAAAGGATTAAAATGGAACATCAGCCTAAGAGATTAACAAGAAAAGAAAAAAGAGTTCTTAGACAATCAAACAACACAGTTAATAATAATCAAGAAAAGATAAATTTTAAATTAAAAAATATAGAACCTCTTACACAAAACCAAAAAATATCTTTCGAAGCATATGGTCAAAATAAAAATCTATTACTTCATGGTATAGCTGGTACAGGTAAAAGTTTTATTTCAATGTATCTTGGTTTAAGTCAGATTCTTTCTGATAGTAGCCAATACAAAAAACTTGTTATAGTTAGAAGCGTTGTTCCAACAAGAGACATGGGATTCCTTCCTGGTAATTCTAAAGAAAAGGCAAAGGTATATGAAGCACCCTATTATGCAATATGCACAGAACTTTTCGGTCGATCTGATTCTTACGAATATCTCAAAAATAAAAATATCATTGAATTCATATCTACTTCTTTCATACGTGGCATTACTCTTAATGATTGCATCATTATCGTTGACGAAATAGCCAATATGACAATACACGAATTAGATTCAGTTATCACTCGTGTAGGTAAAAATTGTAGAGTTGTCTTTTGTGGAGACTTTAGACAGTCTGACTTCACAAAAGAACATGAACGAAATGGTCTTATTGACTTCATGCGAATTATTGAACGTATGAAGTCTTTCACATTTATTGACTTCAATGAAAATGATATCGTCCGAAGTTCAATGGTGAAAGACTATATCATACAGAAAGACAGGTTGAAAATTGTCGCGTAAGATATTCAAACATCAATTCGTTCCAACTGCTGAGCTGACCACCGAGACAATCGATGGTCAGCGTCATTATATTCTCCCTGATGGTGTCACAAAGTTAAAGTCTGTGACGACCATCATAGGCGAGAAAACAGATAAGACAGCTCTCATGGAGTGGAAAGCTAGGGTTGGGGCTGAAGAAGCAGAGAAGATTTCTACGCAAGCTGCTCGCCGTGGCACAGCTATACACTCTATTGCTGAACGGTATGTCCTCAATGAGGAAAAGTATTATAGCGACAAAGAGATGCCAATCAATATTGAATCCTTCAAACCTATCAAACAAATTTTAGACGATCATGTCGATAAAATATTGGGAGTTGAAGTACCTTTGTATTCAAAGGTTATGGGTTGTGCAGGTAGAACGGATCTTGTTGCTGAGTATGATGGGACTTTGTCTATCATTGATTTTAAAACATCTAAAAAACCAAAGAAAGCCGAGTGGATAGAAAATTATTTCATTCAGGCTACTTGTTATGCTATGATGTTTGAGTGGTTGTATAAGTTTGCTGTTCCTCAAATTGTAATCATCATCACTGTAGATGACGAAAAAACGCCCC